CAACGTGGTGTTATCAACAATGCAATTAAACTTGCATACAATCCAACCAAGGCACAGAGAGACAAACTGTATCCTCTGAGAATCAACTCTGTCATCACTAAACCTGGTGTTGGAACTCTGCTCTTCGGTGATAAAACTGCACTGTCTTATGCATCTGCATTTGATAGAATCAATGTTCGCCGCTTGTTCTTGACAGTTGAGCAAGCACTTGAAAGAGCAGCAGAAGCACAACTCTTTGAACTCAATGATGAGTTGACAAGAGCGAACTTCAGAAACATTGTCGAACCTTATCTCCGTGATGTTCAGGCGAAGAGAGGTCTCTTCGGATTCCTGGTTGTTTGTGATACATCAAACAACACACCTGATGTTATTGATAACAATGAGTTCAGGGCGGATATCTTCCTGAAGCCTGCGAAGTCCATCAACTTCATCACGCTCTCCTTCGTTGCTACCCGTACCGGGATCAGTTTTGAAGAAGTAGCTGGTAGAGTTTGATAATATTATCTAAATAACACTAGGAGGATACACTAATGGCCGACAGAAAGCAAACGGGTTCTAGACCCCTTACATCAATCTCCACCTTTAAATCCAAATTGATTGGCGGCGGTGCCCGCCCCAATCTATTTGAGGTTGAGTTGGCAACGCTCCCAGCAGCAGTTTCTGCAGCATCATGGAATGCAGACGACTTTAAATTTATGTGTAAGGCAGCAGCAATCCCTGCTCAAAATATTGCCTCAATTGATGTTCCATTCAGAGGTCGTACTTTTAAGGTTGCTGGAGACAGAACTATTGATACCTGGACGATTACTATCATCAATGATGAATCGTTCAACTTGAGAAGAGCATTTGAAGAATGGACTGAGCAGATCGCCAAGTTGGATAACAACCTTGGTACTACCAATCCCGGATCTTACATGACAAATGCTAAGGTCTATCAACTGGGACGTGGTTCTACTGCGTCAAGTACGAGCAATGAAGGTAGTGCAAATGCCATCCTTGCACAATATGAGTTTGTTGATATTTTCCCAACAAACGTTTCTGAACTTGCTCTTTCCTACGATAGCAGCGATACGATTGAAGAATTCACTGTAGAATTCCAAGTACAGTCAATCAATATCCTGGCACCTGGAGTTAGTGCTTCTGCAGCACCTCCAGTTAACGGCTAATAAATAGTCGTAGGAAAATTTAGAACATAAATCATGTCCAAGTTATTTGGGTTCTCGATTGAGGACACAGAACCACTATCGCCGTCAGCGGTCTCCCCCGTTCCTCCCAACAATGAGGACGGGGTTGACCACTACGCGAGTAGTGGTTTTTTTGGGTCTTATGTCGATATTGAAGGTGTATTCCGCACCGAGTTTGATCTTATTAAAAGATATCGTGAGATGTCACTTCATCCAGAATGTGACAGTGCAATTGAAGATATTGTAAATGAAGCAATTGTTTCCGACAGTAATGACAGTCCTGTAGAAATTGAACTGTCAAATCTTAATGCTAGTGATGGCATCAAAAATACTATCCGTAATGAGTTTAAACATATCCTCGATCTTCTAGATTTCGATAAGAAAGCACACGAAATCTATCGTAATTGGTACATTGATGGTCGTATTTACTATCATAAAATCATCGACTTGAAGAAACCTGAGGAAGGTATTCAAGAGTTGCGTTACATCGACGCAATGAAAATGCGTTACATTAGGCAAGAAAAGAAGAAGCCTGGAGATAAAAATAACGTCTTCCAAAGACTGAAGAGTGATAATCCAATGGATTATAACTTCCCAGAGATTGAAGAGTACTTCATGTATAATCCAAAATCTCAATACCCAACTAGTAACCCATCAGCAACTGGTGCTAGTAATGGAATCAAGATTGCAAAAGACGCAATCACCTATTGTACATCTGGTTTAGTTGACCGTAACAAAGGATCAACTCTTTCGTATCTTCATAAGGCCATCAAATCTCTCAATCAACTTAGAATGATTGAGGATTCATTGGTCATCTACAGATTGTCCCGTGCTCCTGAGCGTAGAATTTTCTACATTGACGTTGGTAATCTTCCAAAGGTCAAGGCAGAACAATATTTGCGTGACGTTATGATGAGATATCGTAACAAACTTGTATACAATGCTGACACTGGAGAGATCCGTGATGACAAAAAGTACATGGCAATGCTCGAAGACTTCTGGCTTCCCAGGCGTGAGGGCGGAAGAGGAACCGAAATCTCCACTCTCCCTGGCGGACAAAACTTGGGTGAAATTACTGATATTGAGTATTTTAAAAAGAAACTCTACCGTTCGCTTAACGTCCCTCCATCACGAATGGATGGAGAAGGTGGGTTTAACTTGGGGAGATCTTCTGAGATCCTGAGAGACGAACTCAAATTCACAAAGTTTGTTGGACGTTTGAGAAAGAGATTTTCCAACATGTTTAATGACATGCTGAAGACTCAATTACTCCTGAAGAATGTAATTACTCCAGAAGATTGGGAGATCATGTCTGAGCATATTCAGTATGATTTCCTTTATGATAACCATTTCTCAGAACTGAAGGAAGCAGAATTGATGAATGAGAGACTTACTCTCGTTCAAACTGCAGAACCTTATGTTGGAAAGTATTACTCTCAGGATTATGTTAGACGTAAGATCCTGCGTCAAACTGACATGGAAATCATTGAGCAAGATAAGTTGATCAAAAAAGAAATTAAGGATGGTACAATTCCTGATCCTGCAACCATCGATCCTGCAACTGGATTACCTTTTGCACCGGAGTCTGCGGCAGGTATGGATTTAGGTAAACCTCAAATGGAACCAGAGGTTGACGGATCTGCAACCGAAGCTCCTGAAATGCCTAAAGGCGGGGAGATATAAATACCTCTTAGTCGTATATAATACACCCAAATGGATGACCTTTTAGATATGATCTCAACTGATGAGTCACCCTCTCAAGTTAGTGATAAGATCAAAGAACTTCTTTTTGCCAAATCTGCAGAAAAAATTGATGGTTATCGTTCTTCGGTAGCAAGTTCATTGTTTAATAGCGATGAAGAATCTGAGGAAACTGTAGAAGATAGTGAAGAAGAGTGATAAAGACTAATAAATAACTACTAAATGAACTTTAAGGATAATGGCGCATAACCCAGTAGGAATAAATTCCGCCTTACCTATTGCCGATGGAGCTAATAGGAGGGGTGTTGATAAAACTGCACATCAGTCTGAATACTTAAGAGTTGTAGCAAAAGGTGCCGGGGCACACGTTGCAATTGGAACTCTTCCAACTGCTGCAGTTACAAATTACTTTGTTCACTCTGGTGAAGCAGAGATAATTAGTCTCGGAAAACCTCAATCGAATAGAGTTACTGGTATTACCACCGGAGCTACAACAACTATTGATTTTGCTGAGGGGACTGGATCTCCATTTGGAGTTGGTGACGCCGTTACTCTTAGTGTAACTGGTCAATCTGATTACGATTTTACTCATAAAATTGTAAAAACGGTTAATAATACTGCCGGTAGAGATGGATATCATGGCACAAGAATCGTAGTTGATCACGATTCATCTACAGGAAACCCTGCAGAACTTTTATCCACGTCCTATGCAGAATTGAGAGGATCATTTATGGTCGCTGCTTATGGTGATGGTAGTGGAACACTTCATTATCAACAAATTCAATCTGCTGGAGGACCATCCTGATGAAACTTATTAGAGAAGAAATTGAATCAGTCAAGTTTCTCGTAGAGAAAACAAAGTCTGGTAAGAAATCAATGTATATTGAAGGAGTTTTCCTTCAGGGTAACATCAAGAACCGTAATGGTCGTATGTATCCCATGGAAACTCTTCGTAAAGAAGTTGCTCGTTATAACGAAAGCAATATTGTATCCGGTAGAGCACTTGGCGAACTTGGTCATCCTGACGGCCCTACCGTTAATCTCGACAGAGTTTCGCATAAAATCGTCTCTTTGAGAGAGCACGGTTCTAATTTCATTGGCAAAGCGAAGATTCTTAATACCCCTATGGGTAATATTGCATCCTCTCTTATTGATGAGGGCGTAAAACTCGGCGTTTCTTCTCGCGGTATTGGTTCATTAAAGGCTACCCGTGAGGGTGTTAATGTCGTTGGTGATGATTTTATGTTAGCAACTGCTGCTGATATCGTTGCTGATCCTTCTGCTCCCGATGCGTTTGTTGAGGGAATTATGGAAGGAAAAGAGTGGGTTTGGGAAGGAAGTCTTCTGCGTGAAAAGAAAGCAGAAGAGATTAGAAATTCTGTAGAAAAACTCACACTTCAAAGAAGATTGGATGAGCAGAAACTGAATCTGTTCAATGATTTCCTTAATAGTATCTGATTTGATACATAAAATATTTTAATTTATAAATAAATATAGATTTTATCCAGGATAAACGGAGCGTTCAAATGTCTCGTGGAGATTTACAAGAAATGGAAGTAGGCACAAAGCAATCCAAAACTGCTGTCAATGCCGGAGCGAAACCAGCAGAAGGGATGGATACATCCATCGCGGGTTCTTACGAAGATCTCGGGGGTCCTTCTCCTGAGAATTACAAACCAGACGATGATTCAGCAAAGCTGAAGACTCCTAGTGGCTCTCTCAAGGGAGTTAAGGATGTCGTCAACAAAGGTGCAAAACCTGCTGAAGCCATGAAAGGCATGAAGGAGGACGAAGACCTGGATACAGAGGAGACTATCGAAGAAGATCAAGAGATCGTTGATGAAGTAGTATCCGAAGAAGAAGCAACAGAAGAAGAAGTAGTAGAGGAAGAGGACGAGGCAACTTATGCCGAGGCACCTCAACTCACCGAAATTGACATCGAAGAAGATGTCAATGCACTTCTTGGCGGTGAAGATCTCTCTGAAGAATTCAAAGAGAAGGCTAGAACTATTTTCGAGGCCGCACTTAAGTCCAAGATCGCTGAAGCAACCGAAGTTCTTGAAGCTCAGTACGCTGAGAAACTGGAAGAAGGAGTTGCTGAAGCAAAAGAAGCACTCGCAGAGCGAGTTGATTCTTATCTTGAGTATGTTTCTGACGAGTGGTTCACCGAGAACGCACTTGTTATTGAACATGCACTCAAGACTGAAATGACCGAATCGTTCCTCCAAGGAATGAAGGGTCTTTTTGAAGAACATTATGTACAAATCCCTGAAGAAAAATATGATGTGCTTGAGAGCATGGTAGAAAAACTTGATGACATGGAGACAAAACTCAACGAGCAAATCGAGAAAAATATTTCCCTCAACAAGCGTCTTTCCGAGTCGGTTGCTGATGGAGTTCTGGATCAAGTCTCTGAAGGTCTTGCACAGACCCAAAAAGAGAAGCTCGCTTCACTTGCCGAAAGTGTAGAGTTTGAAAGTGAGGAAGCATATCGTGAAAAGCTGAATACTCTTAAGGAATCGTATTTCAATTCCAAGAAAGAGTCTGCAGCAGCTAAAACCGAAACCCTTTCTGAGGGTGTAGACAACGCAGCACCTGGTGAGCAACACTCAGGTCAGATGGCTGCATACCTGAAAATGCTGGGTTCGACCTTAGCAAACTGAATATATTAAACTCAAACCGCAAACTTTAAAGGTACAAAGCAAATGTTCCAATCTGAACAGTTGCAGGAAAAGTGGGCACCTCTCCTCAATGCTGAGGGATGCGATAAGATCTCTGATCCCCATCGTAGAGCTGTAACCGCAGTCCTGCTGGAAAACCAAGAAAAATTTATTCAAGAGCAAAACGCCTTCAACGAAGGTGGTATGCTGACTGAGCAACCTACCAACGCTGTTGGTAATGGTGGCTACACCTCTTCAGGTGGTCAGACAGTTGCTGGTTTCGACCCAGTTCTGATCTCCCTGATCCGCCGCTCAATGCCTAACCTGGTCGCTTATGACCTGGCTGGCGTTCAGCCTATGTCTGGTCCTACCGGACTGATCTTCGCAATGCGTTCCAAGTACACTTCACAAAGTGGAACCGAAGCTCTGTTCAACGAAGCAGATACCGCATTCGCAGGTCAGAACGAAGGATTCGACCTCACCAACGGCATGACGGACGTTGCCGCTGGTCTGGGTACTACCTCACAGTCAGGTAGCAACCCTGCTGCACTGAACCCCGTTGCAACCGCATCTTCAACCGGTTATGACGTTGGTCAGGGTATGCGTACTGACGACGCTGAAGATCTTGGCACCTCTGGTGACAACTTCAACGAAATGGCATTCTCGATCGAGAAGGTCACCGTCACCGCTAAGTCCAGAGCACTGAAAGCAGAATACTCTCTGGAACTGGCACAAGACCTTAAGGCAATCCATGGTCTGAACGCTGAAGCGGAACTCGCCAACATTCTCTCTTCTGAGATTCTGGCTGAGATCAACCGCGAAGTCATCAGAACCATCTATAAGGTCTCTGAGCAAGGTGCCGTTTCTAACACCGCTACCGCTGGTGTATTCGACCTCGACATCGACTCTAACGGACGTTGGAGTGTTGAGAAGTTCAAGGGTCTTCTGTTCCAAATCGAGCGCGATGCTAACGCTATCGCACAAAGAACTCGTAGAGGAAAGGGCAACATGATCCTCTGCTCCGCAGACGTTGCTTCCGCCCTGACCATGGCTGGTGTACTTG